TACACTTCCGGGTTCAGGAGGCTCAATTTGGCTCGCTTCGCTCGCACCACGTTTGCTGCCAGGCGGACCTGATTGAAGACTGAAAACCGTTAAATTCAAATTTGAAAATGGCGGGCAAAATGGCGGACAGGGGGCGGGGATTATGCAAATTAATTTATGCAAAGTAGGAGGAGCTCGATTTTAATTTATGCAAAGTAGGAGGAGTCATTTCTGATTGGTCGGGAGCTCAAGTCCTCATTTGCATAGGGTGTAACCAATCAGATTTAAGGCGTTCCCACTAAAGTGAATATAAGTGAGTGCAGTTCCGAATGGCTGAGTTTATGCCGCCAGCGGTAGACAGAACTGTCTAGCGACTGGGCGGGTGCCGGAGGATCCCAGATCCGGAGTCAAGGGGCCTATCGGGCAGGAGCAGCTGAGCGGAGGGCCTACATGAAGGAGAAAGACTACTGGGAAGAAGCCTGGCTGACCAGCTGTACATCCATACACGACCACCACTGCGACTGCGGTAGCTGGAGAGACCACCTGTGGACGCTATGCGCTTTAGACGACGCAGATTTGGCCGCCGCCGCAGATATTATAGAAAGAGAAGAGGCGGATGGAGGAGAAGATTTCGGATTCGTAGACGGCGACCCTGGAGACGCTGGCGGGTAAGGAGATGGCGGCGTTCCGTCTTCCGTAGAAGGGGACGTAGAGCGCGCCCCTACCGCATTAGCGCGTGGAACCCTAAGGTTCTAAGAAACTGCCGCATCACAGGATGGTGGCCAGTAATACAGTGTATGGACGGGATGGAGTGGATAAAATACAAGCCGATGGACTTAAGAGTCGAGGCAAACCGGATATTCGATAAACAGGGCAGTAAGATAGAGACAGAACAGATGGGATACTTAATGCAGTACGGAGGAGGATGGTCAAGCGGAGTAATCAGCTTAGAGGGACTTTTCAATGAAAACAGACTGTGGAGAAACATATGGTCTAAAAGCAATGACGGGATGGACTTGGTCAGATACTTCGGGTGCAGAATTAGACTATATCCAACAGAGAATCAGGGCTACTTGTTCTGGTATGACACAGAATTTGACGAACAGCAGAGAAGAATGTTAGACGAATATACACAACCTAGTGTAATGCTGCAGGCTAAAAACTCCCGTTTAATAGTATGTAAACAAAAGATGCCAATTAGACGGAGAGTAAAGAGCATTTTCATACCGCCACCGGCACAGTTAACAACACAGTGGAAGTTTCAGCAGGAACTGTGTCAATTTCCATTATTTAACTGGGCCTGTATCTGTATAGACATGGACACGCCGTTCGACTACAACGGCGCATGGCGAAATGCCTGGTGGCTAATGAGAAGGCTTCAAAACGGAAACATGGAGTACATAGAAAGATGGGGCAGAATACCGATGACAGGAGACACAGAACTGCCACCAGCAGACGACTTCAAGGCAGGAGGGGTGAACAAAAACTTCAAACCGACAGGTATTCAGAGAATATACCCTATAGTAGCAGTATGCCTAGTGGAGGGAAACAAGAGAGTAGTGAAATGGGCCACAGTACACAATGGGCCAATAGACAGATGGAGAAAAAAACAGACAGGAACGTTAAAACTATCTGCACTGAGAAGACTAGTGCTTAGAGTATGCTCAGAAAGTGAGACATACTATAAGTGGACAGCATCAGAATTTACAGGAGCATTTCAGCAGGACTGGTGGCCAGTTAGCGGAACAGAATACCCGTTATGTACAATTAAAATGGAGCCAGAATTCGAAAACCCGACAGTAGAGGTGTGGTCATGGAAAGCAACTATACCGACAGCAGGAACACTGAAAGACTATTTCGGGCTCAGTTCAGGGCAACAGTGGAAGGACACTGACTTTGGCAGGCTGCAATTACCCAGAAGCAGCCACAATGTTGACTTTGGACATAAAGCTAGATTTGGCCCATTTTGTGTGAAAAAGCCTCCAGTAGAATTCAGAGACTCAGCCCCCAACCCACTAAATATCTGGGTGAAATACACATTCTATTTTCAGTTCGGCGGCATGTACCAGCCTCCCACCGGAATCCAAGATCCCTGCACTTCTAACCCGACCTATCCTGTCAGAATGGTCGGAGCAGTTACACACCCCAAATACGCCGGGCAAGGCGGAATCGCGACCCAAATTGGAGATCAAGGTATCACCGCTGCCTCTCTCCGTGCCATCAGTGCAGCTCCACCAAATACCTACACGCAGTCGGCGTTCCTCAAAGCCCCGGAAACCGAGAAAGAAGAGGAAAGAGAGAGTGAGACCAGTTTCACGAGTGCCGAAAGCTCTTCTGAGGGAGATGGATCGTCTGATGACCAAGCAGAGAGACGCGCTGCCAGAAAGCGAGTCATCAAGCTACTTCTCAAGCGACTCGCTGACAGACCCGTGGACAACAAGCGACGACGATTTTCAGAGTGACCCTGACCCCCTCACCAATAAACGCAAAAAGCGCTTGCAATTCTAATTCGCTGTCCGTGTATTCATTGGGGGGGTCCGGGGGGGCTTGCCCCCCCGTTAGTTGGGTTCTCGCACTCCCGCCTGCCAAGTGAAAGTCGGGGACGAGTGAGTGCGGGACATCCCGTGTAATGGCTACATAACTACCCGGCTTTGCTTCGACAGTGGCCGTGGCTCGACCCTCACACAACAATGCAGATAGGGGGCGCAATTGGGATCGTTAGAAAACTATGGCCGAGCATGGGGGGGGCTCCGCCCCCCCCAACCCCCCCGGTGGGGGGGCCAAGGCCCCCCCTACACCCCCCCATGGGGGGCTGCTGCCCCCCAAACCCCCCGCGTCGGATGGGGGGGGCTGCGCCCCCCCCAAACCCCCCTTGCCCGGGGCTGTGCCCCGGACCCCC